TTAACGGCATCCCAAAGAATTGGTGGTTGTTTTGGATCAATAACTTTTCTAGCCATATTATGTTCTTCCTACGGCAACTTCAATAGTGCCAATGTGATCTGAATCGTAATCTTGTAACGCTTTGCCCACCGAAGAACCTGTCTTAATATCTCCAACGGCTGCAATAGCAACCCCTGGAATTTTACTGGTCACTAAGATGTCGCCTTTCTTAATTTTGCCTACTACCTTACAAGGTACACGACCTTGTAGAGCAATTTGGTTTTTAAATCCTGGACATGCGCCATACATAGAATATGCTGCATTATCTGAAACAACACCTGCTACTCTTGTATCACCTAATGTATTTGTTGTTGTAACTTCTTTTTCGCCACCAAATACAAGTACGGTTCCTACTTCATAATCCTTGTCACCTTCGTAGAATTCTGCAAGGTCGGCTGCATAAGTCGCTTGTAATCTTGAATTACCTTTCGATGTGCCGCCTGGGCTACTAGCAAGTATCCATTGTCCTGTAATTGTTCCAGATGTTGTATCGCTACCTGTTGTGATTTGTGTTGCAGTAATTCTTGAACAACTAATTGGTGCTGCACTAAATCCGTCTTGTGTTCTAAACGAATGAGCATTATTGTCGTAATAGGTTGTATTATCTGCGGTCAGCGAACCTGAACCAATCAACACACCACCCGATCCATTAAATGCATAAACACGAGTAGTACCACCTGTTGCTGTAGAATTTCTTGCAAGTGTTAAACTTGAAGAAGTTTCTGTAGAAAGTTTTAATTTGATATCTTGTAATGTAAGAGTTCTTGCAGCAAAGTCACCGTTTGAATCTCTCTTAACAAGTGTATTAACGGTTAAATCAGTGGCGTCGGTAATAACAGAATAATCAGAATCTAGTGTGCTAGATAACGAATTATTTCTTCTCAAGTATCCAGTAGTGTTATATTGTGATTTCTTAATAGCACCACCAACATCGACTACCGTACTAAAGTTAACAGCAGCTACGTTATCAGTGGTAACACTAGAATTACCAAGCACCGTTCTTGCACCAATTTGTTGAATCTTACCAACTAAAAGTCCGTTGTTAGAAACGGTAATCCAACCATTAGTGGATGTAAATTGTGAATTATCAAAACTTGCTAGACCTAAATCTGATTGAGCAATTCCAGTAGCATTAGCACGAGTGCTGGCCGCTGTCATGTTTAATTTAGACTGGTCAATAGCTGCACTAGCATTAATGTCTGCATTAACAATTACACCAGGTTGAATCTGAGCATCAATGGTATTAGCTGTTGAATCGATATCAAATAAAATATCACCTACAACAGACGCATTAGTAATTTCATTTTCACTACCAGTAAATACAACAAAATCGTTGGCTGCAATATTTCCAGGAGTAAAATCTTGTAAATTGTTTAAAGTTAAACTTTGTAAATTAACAGCATCAGTTAGTTCAACTGGATTGTCAACATTTTTAATTCTATTGTTTCCAAGATCCATATCTCCGTTCATGGTCAAGTTACCATTTAACGGCATGAAACCACCAGTTAATTGAGGTATCAATTGAGTATCTGGAACAACTTCGCCGGTGTGTGTTAAACCTAATCTTCTTTCTAAATAAATTCTTGTAGCGTTTTCTGTTGGTACCGTATCAGTAGCATTATCAGAGAATGAGCTATCTGTTGAAAATTCAGCAATTGGAACACCACGTTTGAAACCAATACCATCTAAGTTACTCAACGCAATAGCTGCGGAGAATGTTACACGACCTGTACCTTGGTCAACACGGAAATACGGACCTACGTTAAAGTTACCAAATTGGTCAGTGGTTACATAGAATGTACGTCCTGAACCCCTTTCTGCTGTTTCAGTAGCAGGATTTAACGGATTAACCGCAGCACCATAAATTTCGTTTGGATAGTTTGTATCTGCATACGAACCTGTACCAATTTCTAACAAATCGTGCCCAGTTACACGAGTTAACGAAATACGAATAGTTAATGATCCCGATGCATTAGATGTTCTAATTGGAACACCAGCTTTTAGTGATGGTGGACTAGAGAATGTTAAAATGTCGTTTACCAGAGGAGTATCTAAATAAACTCTAGCATAAGGTTCATTAGTAACACCTTCTGCATCATATTGAATAATAGTATATTCAACACCAATCCATACAAATTTTGTTCCAACAATTCTGTTTCTATCTTCTGGACCAATTGGAACAATAGCAAAGTTACTATCTCCTACTCTTCCTTTTACTTTGCCCCAACTATGAACTCCGGATTGTGTTCCTGTAGTTTCAGCAGGGTCGCCTCCCGGAGTTAAACTAACTCTAAATGATGAAGTAGTTAATCCTGTTGATAAAACAAAGTAATTCTTAGTTATAGACAATCCGTCCGGTAATGAACCAGTTGTTGTAAATGCAATTACATCGCCCGAAGCCAATCCGTGGCTGCTACTTGTAAACACCGCAGGTGCTGCAACGGTTACGGTAAATGTTTTTGTTGCACCAACAAATTCATTTGGAGACCAAGGTGTTAATTCGATGTAGTTATAGTTTTCACGTAGTGTAGTTCTTGCTAGGCCGTATGGTGCAAATGATATTGTACCTGTTCCCGCAGAACTAATTTCGATTGGAATTCCGCCTCGTGATTCAGAAATTTTAAATGTGTTTTCTGAAATATCTTCGCTAATAACAAAATAACGAGTTCCTGCGGTTATGCCTGTTGGCAATGTTCCAGTAGAACTAAACGAAATGATGTATCCGGCAATTTGACCGTGTGCTGTACAATTGATTACTCCAGGATTACCTGTGGTAATAGTACAAACTTGAGCACCATTTTCATCTGTATATTCTTCAAATTGTAAAACACGATAAACACTTTCAGTTTCATTTAATTTAAGAGCAGTTGACGGTCTGGTTGCAACTTCAACAACATCACCTGTTAAAACAACCTGAGAGTTTTGTCTAATAGTAACTTTAGTACCGTTTGGAACAGCATAGGCTAAACCTGCTGTTGTTGAGTTACCAGTACTTGCAATATTAAGTTTAGCTACTCCGGTTGGTAAATCTTGTGTATCAACTGAGTTAACAGAGTATCTATAAAGGTTTCCATCGGTGTGAATAACCTCAAGTTCACCATTGCCTAATGGAACATAGGTGAAATTGTTAATATAAATTGAAAGGCCGTTAATAGTATTTGCATACAACGCACTTGGGAAATATACCGAAGCACCTTGTGATAAATCATAATATAGACTTACCGGTGTTGGAATTTCTAACGGATCAGATCCTTCAGCAACCAACGCATAGATACCGTGTGCGCTTGAACCTGATACAGAACGAATCTGCCCACCATTTAATGCGTAATAAGAAATATAACAATAGTAAGTGAAAACCGACACAGCTTCTAATAAGCCACCGTTGGTAACCATAATACCATAGCCCATGTCAGCAACTTGTGTAAAGTCATTGGCCAACATAGATCTGTTACCAGGCATTAGAATTTCATATACGTTTGCTAATGAATTAATATAATCAATAGTATCGGATTGAATACTTGTTTTAGCTGCTAACAATGCTGTTCTTGAAGCAAGGGCAGTAGCATTATACCCAGTTAATGTTGGATATGTTACAGATGGAGCAGCACTAGTTCCGCTGGTTACAACATTGATTACAATGTCAATTAAACCGCCAATTGTGGTTGCTTCTGTTAGTGTTCCGGCTGATCCGGTTTGTCTAGGTGTTGCTGAATATGTTGATGCTGGTGCAAGATTTCTGACTACCTGCTGAGCTAGGTATTTTACGTAACCTATTGCAGCTATAGTTTCATCTTCTTCACCTGCACCTAATTGAAGAACTTCTAAATCCCCAACCCCGTCATAATATTTTAATGCTGCATCTCTAGATTGACTATTGCCACCGTAGGTAAAGTCATAAAGAACAGCTTCGATAATATATTGAACATCTCGAGAACAACGATCACTATTATATGTAAATGATGTTGTAAACGGTGAAATATTTCCTGCTACTTGTGCAGCAATCCAACCAATTGTTTCGTCTCTAATAAACCCAATGTTTGCATATAACAATGCCTTTGCATTTGCTTGATTTGTTGTTAACGATGCTGGATTGGTTAATGTTAATGTTGGAGCAAATGTTTTACCATTTTCAATAATGGTTGTTAATGCAGTTTCGTCTGATCTTAAAACAGCCTGACCAACGGAATCTCCGCTAATTGCGGCATAGGCTAAATCATGTGCATAATGAATTGCATCAAGAGTTAGTGTAAGTTGATCTTGAACAACTACTTCAGCATTTTGTTCTCTATAGGTAAATCCTGCCTTTCTTGCATGATAGTTTGTACCTAGAACAATATCGTAACCTACACCGTCTAAAATTAAGCCAACATCTCGACTACATATATCTTCGTTGTAATCAAATACATCAAAAGGCCAAGGTGTTACTTCGTCAAGGATTAATGAAGCAGATGAACCTGTTGGACCGTAAACAAAATCTCTAACATAGTTAACACGATAAACGGTATCATTAACAATAAAGGAAGCTGGAAGATTTGGTAAACGCATCAAATCTGTAACACGCAAGAATGTTGGTGTAACAACTTCTGTTATTTTAAATTTTAAGTTTCCAGTAAATCCGTCAATGAACATACCACCGGCAAACACATGCATGTCTTTGCTTCGTGTAAAACTTGCACATTCTTGAGCATATGGTGACTTAGCAAGAATTTGACCTTCTGGGTCAAGTACCATCATAAATCCGCCGTGACCTTGACAGGTTACCGCACGAACAATGTTTGCATCATTACATAAAAATACATCAAGATCGTTATTGTTTTTTGGATAATTTACACTTCCAGAATTATTGATAATATCAATAATGGCAGTGAACAGCTCGTTAATAACTGCGCCTGATCCTAATTCAGAAACAAATGCTAAATCAATTGTTTGAGATTTAATTGTGTTGTAAACTTCTGTAATTTCTGTATTTGAAATAATAGTTTGCGCTAGGTCATTTAAATGAACCATTGCAGCAGATGTTTGAGTTAATTGAGTAGTAATGGCAATCAGTGCGCTGGCGCTGCTTTTGTATTTTAATGCAGCCGATACAGATCTGTTGTACCCACCATAGCGCAAATCAAATGCAATAGCATCAACAATTAAACCAACGTCTCTAGCACATAGTCTTTCGTTATACTCAAATGTATCATCAAATGGAGTAATGTTATTTGTAACTCGATAATTAATCCATGCTGTAATTTCGTTTTGTAAGAAAACTTTGTTTAATTGTAAAAGGTCTGCGGCTGATCTAAAATGCCCCGGGTTATTAACCATTGGATATACAGGCAATGTAGGGTCAGCAAGATAATGATAACCATACAATTGTTCGGCTGTTGTAAGCCCGTCTATTTCTGTATCTCTTCTAAAGTATTGGAAAGCCCAAGGACTTGAGCTTTCGCCTGACTTTGGTTTAACAATTACTCGTCTAAATTCGTCACCGATGATAGCAACGTTCTGAGGAACTTTTAAAGGATAGTTTTCTTCATAAATTCCTGATTCAATTAAAACAGAAATTTGAATAGTTTTAGTTACATCTCCGTAGGCAATTTCCTCACCTATTTCAAACGTACCGTATTTGATATCAACATCAAATATTTCATCGCCCCCGTCGAGGGAACCGTTATGAGAAAGAATTTGAGCCAATGCACCAGATGTTTCACCTTTAAGATATAGACCTTCTCTAATGTCTCTACCTCTAGCAGCAACCGGATCTCCACTTAAAACATCTCCGGTAAAGTCTGTGCGTAGACCGCCTGTGTAAATTTTAAATCTTGGAAGGTCAACTACTACATTTGGTAGTACGGTAAACCCAGAACCTTGGTCAGTAATAGTAATACTTTGAACAATACCGCCTGCAACTTCGGCAGTACCAAATGCCCCAGATCCTGTAGTGTCTCCAATGCCTCTTGTAATACGTACAGAAACAAGTCCATAGCTTGAACCGCCGGAAATAATTTCAATATTATTAACTTTATAAGTTACATTGAATTTTGCTCCAACACCAAATTCACTATCACTAATAGTTGGAACAGCAGTATTCCCTGGTAATACATCATAAACACCAGACGATACAACTCTGAAAGTTGATATTCCGCCTGGGTTAGAAATAGTTGAAAGAACTTCTAGTGTTGTTGCAGAACCAGAACCGCCAGCTAGAGTAATAATGTCACCGACTCTATAGTTAGTACCTCTGGTATGTAAAGTTACAGAATCTGCACTCATGTAAACTTTGCCTGTGAATCCAGAACCAGAACTTGGAGCAGTTGAAATACTACTCAATGTACATTTAAATTCGCCCTCGTTATATGTCAATACCTTTTTGTAAGGACCAATATCTAAACGAGATTCGTTAACTAATTCTTCGGCACGTTTTAATGCTGCTTCAATAGTTCTATAAGCATACGCAAGAGCACGACCTTGTAGTTGCTCACTTACACCAGTTCTTTCGTCTTGACCTGATGTAGCAACGTATAAATTAACTGCTGAACCGAAAGCTGAGTTATCAACATAACGTTTAGTAGCAGCAATTAATCCATCATAAACTTCGTCATCTGTAGGCTCTGGGTCACGTGAAAGAATCAGCGGACCACTCATTGTACCAAAATCTGGATTTACAAAACCAGTTCTTGGGTCAATGGCTTCAACACCTGCACGAGAAATTTTAGTATCGGCATACGCTTTATTAACTGCTTCGTGTTGATAAATTGGTAAAAGAGGACTAGAAGTAGTACCTAAATCTAAAATTCTGTACTGAGTAGCGCCAGATCTAGTAGAAAGGTTTCCTCCTAACTGCGGACTTGGGTCGCCTGAAATTTCAGCAAATAAGGTATTAATTGTTATTTCGTTTGTATTAGATGTAAAATCTAATTGAATACCTGTACCCGCTGTCAGTTGTTTAAACTGAATTCCAGTTTCTGTATTGTTAACAGCTAATAGAGAATTTTCATAGCCTGCATACGATGTTGGGGTATCATCGAGACCTTTGAATGTTAATTTCTCGCCTAAACCTAACGAGCTATACAATTCTCTAAAGTTATCATTAACTTTACGGAACGAATCGCGTATACTATCACCTGTGCCGTCATTCCCAACTGCACCAATATCTATTATTTTTCTAGCCATAGTTTATCCTACAAAATGGATTATTTCTATATTTAGCCCAATATTTTAAAAGCCGAATGTAAATAACGTATGTTCTTAAAAACAGAAATACGAAAAACAGAATACATACGTATTAGTAAACTTGGGCAAGAGCATACGTATTTTAGAAATAAAACCGTGGCATTATTTCGTTGCGATAACTGCGATGATCGATTTGAAAGAGATATTAAAAAAATAGATCGAAAAAGATTAAGCAACAATTTTTTTCATGTTTGCTCAAAATGTGACGCAAAACGTTTTGCTCAACGTAAGGGCGTAGAACAAAAGAAGATCTGGGACATGCCTGCTAGTGTTGAACTTCCAGTGAGTAAGTTTTAAGAAGTTCGTTAAAAGATTTAGACTTTAGTAACGGATAGGAATAAAACTGGCAAGCAGAAACTATTTCTGAATCTCCATCGTAGTTTACGGTATAATAAAACTTATCCTGTAAAGTCCAATTGGTATACAAGTTTTCTTCTAAGCGTTTACAGCCCTCAGATTCTAAGAATTTTTCAACTAAAACGTCTTTATTAGCAGATCTAATAAGGCATAATGTTGTATAAATCATAGTAATTAAGGTCATTTTTACAAAGTCTTTTTGCGTAAAACTTACACAAGATGCAGGAAAATGCCCTCTAAAAAAGCCAGTGTTGCTAAATCTTTCGCTGTTACTATAAACAAATTTAAATTTTTCTTGATATCTAGGATCAACTGCCGCTGGGCTAGCCGGCAATAATTCGCTGAAAAACGGATACGGTAAACACGGAATTTTGGAAACAACTGATAATGTATTTTTCCAGGATTCTACGGTTTGTCCTGGCAGTCCTTGTATAAGTTGTATCTGCGGATTGATTAATGGATATTTTTCTAACAGATCGAGAATAATATCTTTTTGTATTTCCCAGCCAACATCGGGCCTATCTATATTTTCAAGAACTTGTTTATCTATATCTTGAATAGAAAATATAAGTTCATATCCTGTGGTCTGATCAACTAGGTTAGACTCTAACAATAAATTATAAATTTTTTTATTATTTTCTATTCTTAGTTTGCTTAAATTTCCAAACACTTTAAAGTTAGCATTTTCTTCTAAATTTTTCTTTGCAAAATACGCTACCATATCAACATCTTCATCATATTGACCCACGTTAGCATCTGCTAAAAAAATATTTTTAATTCCTAGCTTTTGAAATAAATCAATTTCTTCTTGATATGTTAGTTTGCGTCTCGACACCTTGGTTGAAAGACCGCCATTCCAATCACAAAAAGTACAAGAATATGGACACCCTCTGGTTAATTCGTAGGGTAAAGATATATCAAAATTATTCTTAAATTCGTAGTTGACTATCTCTTCTAACAGATCTTTGTTATGGCAATAGGGACTTACCTTGGTTTCTGGAACATATTTAAAATCTGCTACAATTTGTTTTTGTTTTTCTTTATCGTACCAACCTAGGTTAGAAGTATTAAATGCTATTAGTTTTGTTTCTGTTAAAATACTTTCAACAAGATCAGCAAACGCAACTTCTCCGGCTCCGTAGACCGCGTAATCAATTCCCGGGTTTTCAATAAAGAAATTGTTGTTGACATTTACATCAACGCTTGGGCCACCAGCAACAATTATAAATGTTTTTTTACTTTGTATGTTTTTAATTTGATCTAATAAAAATGTATTGTTCCATATGTAATGGCCAGTGCATAATATATCTACAGATTTTTCTCTGCAGAGTTTTAAAAGATCATCGTCAGACAAGTGCCGTTGTTCAGGCTTTATCCAACGAATGTTATCGGATATATTAGGCCTGTTTATATCAATGTATGTTTTGAGATATAAAGAAGAAATGCCCAGGCTTAACGGCTGAATTGGGGAACACAATAAATCGTTAGGATGGTAAAACAATACATTAAGTTGTTTCATTGTTTAATAAATCACATTCCAAAGATCTTTTTAATATCTCCCATTTCTTGATTGTACATACTAATATATGGTTCTTGAAGATAAGGGTTTCCATCTTCTACAAGTTTATTAAATTGATATTGTATACGATAGCAGGTTCTGCTGGCAATCCCGCCCAAACGTCTGTGTAGGGTAATTGAATTGTCAAACAACGACAGGTCGTTATCTTGTTGATACCAGTGATCGTAGATATACTTGTCGACAAATAATGTTTTATTAATATAATCAAAAACTGATTGAGATTCTTCCTTGGTCATACCTTTAATTTTTTCAATGGTATTAACGCTGTAATGAAGTCCTTTAATACCAATTGGGTTTTGCATTACCAAGGGAAGTTCATTTGGAACTGGACACATATTTTTATACATTAGGTCGTCTTGATCTTGTCTAAGACCTGGATTGATTCTACCGGGCGTAAACTTGTGTTCGATGATCATTTCGTTAAGTTCGCTTCGGAAACTTTCTGTTTGTTCTTCGTACCAGTCAGCTGTGGTTAAGAATCCAGTGGCACTTCCAATGGTGCCTTCTACTCCTAATAGTGCTACTCCGGGAGCAAAGCACAGATTGCCGGATTCGTTGCTATGCCATAGCAGTTCACCTTCGGCAAACATTCCAAGAGGTTCCCCTTGTTCATTTTTCTTACCGCTGACAATTTGAGACATTCCGTCTTGGTCTGTCATAATTCTTAAAACCGTTGCAGCCCATTTCTTATCTTCAGGGTCAACGGGAATGCCATTGACAACGTCATTCATAATCAAACTAGGAACATCCCAGGTTTGATACTTTTTAATCATTCTATAAAATGCTAGATATACCACGGTTCCGTGTTTGGTGATTAATTTTTCGTAGAGCTTTTGATCTAAATTTACATTACGAAAAATTGTAACCAAAGACTTTAAATGTAATTGTCCAATCTCCATCCATTCTTCTTCAGTCATCGAATAAAAATCTACATCATCGATAAACACACCAAACCTACCCAACCCCGGAATCTTTGTAATTTTCATAATTTTGCCCTTAAACTCATATAAGAGTATTTAATTCCGCTAATGAATGTAAATAACAAACAAGGAGATTTAACTATGTTAAAACTATTAGCAAAACTTTTTGGTCGCAAGTCCGCAGAACAACCAGTTCCAGAACAAGCGCCATACAAAGTAGAAGCACCAAAAGCACCGGCAGAAGTAGAAGTAAGTGCTGCAAAATTTGAAGGCGAATTGAAGAGCCCGTCTGAACTTCAAGTAGAAGTTTTACAAGCTCAAAAAACAGAAGCCAAAAAGAAAGCACCTGCTAAAAAGAAGCCGGCGGCTCCTAAAAAGGAAGGTGCAAAGAAAGGCGGTCGTAAGCCTAAATCAACGACCCAGGCTTAATGCCTGTTGGTAGAGATCAAAACTAGCTAAGTTCTTAGCTTTCGATTCGCACATAATGTCGAACTGATCTCTAAAGCTCAGTGCCCATTCGTTAACATCTGTATTCCAATAGAAGTTAGAGTGAGCTCTGAGCTTTGCCTTTTTGTGTCCGGATTCTAAGAGGGTCGGAAGATCGGGACGTAATCCAGTGGTATGACCAGGGAGTACATCTTCGCGAGACACACTATAATGGCAAGTAGGACGCACACCGCGCCAACTATCAATAACACGTTTAACGCGGTCATCGCTAGGGTTGATATACTCACCCGAGTTAATCCAGTGATGGTGTATGTCAAGTACAATTGGAACGATATCAGCAAGTTCCAAACAGGTGTCCAAATTGTGTGTAATTTCTTCATTTTCGATTGTGAGTGTGTTTCGTGCTTCGGGAGTTAAGCGGCCCAAAACAGCACGTATTCCATTGGGGCCTCGTCTACCAGCGATATGAACGTTGATCTTAAAGTCTTGAAACGCTTGGCCAAATCCCATCCAGCGAGCCATGTCCACATGATATTCAAATTCCTCTATGCTGCGAGTTACAATATCATCTGACTCAGACGCCAACACGCAAAACTGACCAGGATGCATACTAAGCCGAACACCAGCCTGACGACCCAGATCTCCAATGGCTCTAAATCCTTTTTCGCAATAGGCTCGTACATCGGGATTCCGCCAATACCCGCGCCAACTTGGCTCAGTGTATACAGGAAGAATATCGCTACTGAGTCGTACCATTCTAAGATTTTCATCAAGTGTACCTACCCTCTCAACAAGTTTACGAGTTGCTTCGATGTTCTGTACCATTAGGTCCCAGAGCTTTTGTTCGGCAACATCTCGTGTCTGTCTATTTAACCAAGCAACGGTGGTTGCTCCGGTATTGTAGATTTTACACTCGTCTTTAGGTTTAATGCCGTCTACTTGATCGGGACGGTCAATCCATTTGCAGGCAAAGCCAATACGTTTATTCATAACACTATTATACAATCTTTATTGCCAGTTGTCAACAATAACAGGATCTTCAACGTCATGCGGATTTGGATCTCCGTGAAAAACTAAAATTGAACAATCGTTTGGAATGGGTGGATTTTTAATTGTTTTAAATTTTCTTGGCATGGTTCCAAAAGAAATCTCTGTACGATCTCTAATCTCCCATTTGTAACTCATAATAAATTGATCGGGCCAAAAAATAATTCTACCTTTTGCTACTTGGAAAATCCAATCTTGATCTCCGTGTAGTTGTTGTGCCTTATTCATATTATTTTTGAATACGGTATAAATGTCTGGATGTTGTCCGGCTATCCAACTCATTACTGAGCTATTTAAAATTTTCCAACCAGGGTTAAATTTTCTGTTAAAATCTCTTATACTAAAAATTCATTTTTAGTATAATCTTTAACAAGTTTATCTATATTATTAACTATTACAACATCTAAGTCGAGATATAAAATCCTGCCATTTAATCCAAGACTAGGGTCAAACATATGAACTTTGTGCCACCATTTTTTTGTATATCCTTGATCGGACAGGATAATATTTCTAACACCTTCAATTGGGTGTTGATCGTCTGTTAGGCAAACAAATTCATAAGGAATTGTTAAGTGTCGAGCAACCATGTTCCGGAGTCTTTCTACATACTCCGGACCATACTTATTACCAAAACGAACACATAGAACGGTTAGTTTAGATTCCATCTCTATAAAAAACTGAGCGGCTCTTAGGAGTTTCCCACCATTCGATACGCTGAACGGTGACTCCTAAGTCTTTCATTTTTTCTTGTACCAGTTCCGCCATCCACGAACTAAGATGTTCTGAAGTAGGAACAAAATTTACAACCATAAACCCTTCATAGTACTCATACTCGGGTGTGTTTGGTTCGAGTCCTGTAAGATCCAAATGAAAGCCTGCTACGTGCCCGGTGCCAGGAACCATTACTGGAATTAATCCCCTGTCTCCGATAATTTTATTGTACAGCGGATCGCTTGAGTCAATAATAAATTGATGGTCAATGTACTCGTTAATCCATTTCTTTAGCCATTCCAAATGTCTAAAGTCAGTAACCATGCCAGTTCTATCTAGCTCGGGTGCTGTAAGGAACACTTGCATTTTGCCTTCGTGTCCGTGTAAATGACGACAAGCGCATTTTAGGTCAGCGGCATATTCGCCGTTTAGTGTTTGTGTATGAACTCTGTGACCGTAGCAGAATTCAAAAGTTTTGTCAATGATCCAAGTCATCTCTTGCCCTTTTAAGTAAGTTTGATGACACGCAGAGTGTTTAAAGTGGGATGAGCGTCAAGTCCACTAGTATATTAGTATACTAGAAAGATATTTATAATGCAAGAAATTTTACGTTATTTTTCTGCCATTCCTTTGGAATTTTCCAGTTGGCAGTATTTAAGATTGTAAAATTTTTATTAGGAAAACATTCAAATACTTTTTTAATTTGATGCAACCAATAATTTGGATCAACAGCATTTGAATTAGATGAAGAATAATTTGCGGTGTCTTTGTAAATGTTATTAACTTTATTATTATTACTCCACAGGTCAAACCCTATTAATGTAACATTGTCTGAATGCATTGCTGCGAGTAATACAGCATAAGGACCGCTATTCCAATGGAAAGGATTATCAATTCTTAATGATCCTTGGTAAGGTAACTCTGGGAGTTCTTGTACATTTGAGAAAAAAGTTATCCACTCTTTTCTAGTATATATTATTGTTTTTTTAGAATTAAGATTGTTTTGTGCTTCTCTAACCATTCTCATATCGCAACATACAAGATGATCTACAAACATATCTCTATGTATTGCATTACAACCTATTAAGGTATAATCTTTAAATTGTGAAAGATTTATTTGTTTTCTACTTTCACCGTTGCCGATTACTAAAGAGTTCATTATCCCTTAATGTCACCAAAGGATAACCATTCACCCGGTTCTCCTGAACGAACGCATACCCAGCCAACAGACTTTCCTTTTTCTGGAGCAGCATTCCATACAATGTCTCCGCGTTCGTGAGAACCAAACTCTGGAGGGCTTGCTCTATATTGATGTAACTTATCATTAAACTTGATTGGACCTTTAACATGAAGGTCTGCTCTCGAGTCCATTGTTTGCACACCAACGGATATTTTTCCGTGTACAGAAACCTGTATAGGCCCTTCTGCTTTGTTGCCAAGTTTGATGTTTCCGTTGGATTCAATAGTAATTCTAGCAGTATTGTCAGTGACAATGTTTAAATCGTTGCTGGCAAAAGTTCCAATCTTTCCTTTAGAATTTTCCGCACCGATAACAATTTCTAAACCTTCTTCTGCAACACTTAATGCAGAATTTGGCATTTCAATACCAATACCAACTCTACTGCTTGTAGATTTATAAAATACATATTGGTCAATGACAACATCACCGTCAACTAAAAGACCTTTTAATCTTCCAAGTTGTCTTAGATTACTTTTGGTTACGCTATTGCCTAATTCGTTTACTGACAACACAGGTGCATTATCAATTAAAACAGACTTGTCTTTTCCTAATTCAATATTTTCAGAAATAAAGAATCTATCAGGGTTTCCGTTAAACACAATTTGTTTAGCATTTCCTTGACCTGACCAAATAAACCCTTTTCCATAGAGTCCTGTATCGTTTGATTTAAATTCAACAAATGTAGGATTACTAATTGATCCTTCTCGACCTTCTGTGAGATCTTTTAATGCTTTAGTAATTGCGTCTAATGCAAGATTGATTTTGTCTGACATATTGTTCTCTTACTCTAATTTACCAAATTTTTTCCATTCGCCGGGATTACCTGCTCTAACACAGATCCAGCCGGCATGTGTTTGTGGATTGGTATTCCAGACAACATCACCTGGTTTAAAATTTCCTGATGTTGGAGAAGCATCTGCATATTGATGAATATGACCGTGGAATCTAACAGCACCGCCAACATGTAGATCAACTTCGGGATCTGGATTTTTAACTCTTATAGCAACTTTTCCGTGAACAGAAACTTGAATAGGTTGTTCTGTGGTATTGCCTAAAAGAATATCCCCGCCAGCACCAATACTAATCCGAGATATGTTATCAGTTACAATATCAAATTGTTTACTAGCATATGTACCAATAATACCTCTAGTTTGTTCTCTGCTACCGACCATAACTTCAATGCCATCTTCTGCAACAGAAAATCCTGCATTGGGCAATTCAATCCCTACACCTAATCGACTAGCGGTAGAATTATAAAATACATATTGATCGAGTACAACATCCCCGTCAACTAATAAACCTTTTAGTCTACCAACTTCTCTCAAGTTACTTTTAACAACGGTATTTCCAAGAGCGGTTGATGAAAGAACAGGAATATTATCAATTCCTATATGTTTATCTTTGCCTAGATAAATGCTTTCTGATGAAAATAATCGGTCTGGATTTCCGTTGTAAACAAATTGTTTGGCATTTCCTTCGCCTACCCAAAGAATTCCTTTACCAAAAATTCCTTCTTGATCTGTCTTTTTAAATTCTAATGAGCTTGATCTTTCTAATCTAAGATCAGCTTTTAATTCGTTTACTTCTATAGTTTGAGCTTTTAATGTTCCTAAGACATTGATGTTTTCAGCAATTACTGATTTTTCAACAGATAAATCTCCAAGCACCTGTCCTGTTCTTATTTTTGAAATGTAAACATTGTTATCTTCAACAATAATTTGCTCGGCAGTAGCTTTGTCATTGATCCCGGCACTTGCAAATCCTAGGATTTTTCCGCCAGAAATATGATCGCCACTGAGACTTCTTTTTGGAAGGTCTTTGTGAAAAGTAGCAAGGTTAATACCTGGTTTATCAGCGGTTTCAACTAGGGATTGAATGCTGCTTGCTAGGTAAGTTAGGGCTTGATCGATATTGTTTTTGCTCATAGTAAGATATTTATCAATAGTTGTTTTACGATAAATATCCAAAAGAGGAGTTTTTTATGCCGGTCGCAACAACAGATGCGTTTAGAAATATTACAATTGGAGCAACAACTATTAGGGCAGAGCAAGTAGGAGATACCCTTACTATTTCTGCGGGTGGCAATATTACACTAACACCGAACGGTACAAATGACTCTTTTGAAATTGCAGCAGGTCTTACATTAACTGCTGATAATTCTACAAATGCTTCAAATTATCTAATATTTTCCGATTCAGCTACAGGATCTTTTACACCTAGAACCGATATAAATTTGTATTATAACCCTAGTACAGATACATTAACTGCGGGAGTATTTGCTATTTCAGCTGTATCTACATCAACAGGAACCCCGTCGAATACTACAACTCCGACGGGGTATATGCAAATAACTATCAACGGAACACAACGATATGTTCCTTATTTTACTTGATTAGGCAAGTTTTAAAAGAATAACTTCTTCGTTGATACGTCCGTTGAGCTTAATATCAACTGCTTTAATATCTTCTAAAAACTTACGTAGAGCTACTTTACCAGCTGCTTTAAACTCTTTAAGTTGTTCCTCGGGCTTGCGCAGAGTCTTTTGTACACTCTTAAACTCGTCATAGCCAGTAATCGAAGTACCTTTTACGCCAAGTTCTGAAAACTCACCAGCAACATATTTGCCTAGTTTTCGACTCTTAGTATTAAAGACCCACAACTCTTTAGAGCCAATAATATCCGCAGGATTAATACTAACCAATTTAAGTTTATCATCTTGCTTTAGATATTTGAGTTTAGCAACAAGTTTATCTGCACTTACCGCTTTCTTAGCACGTGGTTTACGATTAACTTTTGCTTCCTGCATTAGCATATCGCAGGCACTGAGGATTTCGTGATAAAATGCAAGAATCTTTTTAATTTGAGCTTTGCTAAAATGAGCGTATGCTTCTTTAAGCTGTTCACATTTTCCTTCTTGAAGCTCTACGTACTCGTCGTGCTGACGTTGATAAAAATCTTTAATAATACGAGCATGAGCGGCCTTGGCCTGCTTACCCCTTAGCAAATTCATAAGTTTAAATGCTTTAGGATCAAATGCTTCTGGATCCATAGAAAATGATTCAATGGCGTCTTCAATTTCTTCGGTCATTGCAAGACTAGTTTCTCGAACACGTTCTTGGATAGAAACTACAGGTATAGTTTCTTTTTTCTCAACAACTTCTTCGTCTTCGGTATCGTCCTTGCCCTCGGCAATGACTCTATTGATAGCAGTCTCCAACCATTTAGCAGTATCACGACCTTCGTTAAATCCTGCGTGTACCTCTGGCATGCCTCGTAGCAGACAGGCAGCAATACCACCCATGGTACCTGAACAGCGATTGTCTTTAGTCTTTTTAAATTCAGCAACGGTTTCTGAATTCCAGCCTTGGAGTTTCATCCATTCTACAACTTTAGGTTTTAGATCTTTACCGCTGTACTCAAGACGATAGTATTCCATAGAGCGACGAAAATGAGCATTAAACTGATCCGCACCCCAATCTTCAGCACCGTCCCATCGAGGGCTCAAATCACGAGTTGATTTAGTACGATGTTCGATTACTTGTTTTTTGGTAACGCGAGTTTTGGTTGCTGCTTTAGCCATTTTGAGTCACTCCTTAATTAAACAATAAAGATATTATAACACCAATTTACTCAGAAGTCAACCGTTCGATTTCAATTATATCTCCGTCTTCTGTTTCTTTATATATAATTGTAGCAGGAAAATCGACTAACGATGCTTCTGCTATTTCACGTGCTTCTTTAAGACTTTTGGTAGTATCTACCAATTCTTCGTGTCCGTCAACGTCGACAGACCAGACCTCGTATAGTTCCCAGGTCATTTTATTTTACCTTTTCTCCTTTGGTGTTAAAATCTTCCCAATCTCCACCGGGCGCCAAAGCCCAGCCAAGACGTTGGAGATCATTCCGGATCTCGTCGGTAATATAACCTTCCGGCACAAGATTTACATCAAGGTTGTCGTCGTAGCTCATACCGCCGCGAATGCCTGAACAATACCAATCGATGTAGTCGCCTTTTTGTTGCATATCTGCAATTATGCCGCCTGCATAACGCCAAGAGCAACCCCATTCTTCTTGTTTAAGAATAGGAATGACATCCAATTTAATAAAACCGTTGTTACACATTGCCGCATACAAATTTTGGGCATAGACATCATTAGCACGAACTTTCTCTAAAATCCATTCAGTGGTTAAGAGATCGTACTCCATATTATTCTTATGAGTTTCTGGATCGTCAAACTTGTGATCGTGCTGTTCGAGAATTTGATCGAACATGTCAAGATAGGCCTCGTTTACAGGTTCACCTTTTTCTGCCTGACGCTTAACATATCCTTCCTTTTGGAAAGAATGTCGTTCGGGGCTTTTAGATATTTCTTTCATTTTACTTCTGGATCTTTTGATACATACTGACCAGTTTCTTCGTATATTTTATTACATTCTTCTTGTGTACGCAATTTTACTTCTCGTATAACGGTGCCGTCTTCGTTGCAAAATTCAACTTTATAAGGACCCAATACAACAACGTAACTATCTTCTTCCTGCCAATCGTGCTCGCCATCATAGAGCCAACCAGCACCGCACATACCGTCGTCGTTGCCTTCTAAGTATAGACGCTTAATTTCTTCTTGTTCTTCTTCGCCAATGTCGTCACTAAATTCAAACCAACAAGCAACCTGATCGTCTAAATCACAACTATCGTATTCTCCGTCTTCGGCCTTACAATATTGTGTAGGACTTTCGGCTCCGCTAAGATTGCACTCCATATCTTCAGCAAGAAACCCTTTCCCCCAACGATAATGATCCTCTACATTGAACCAACTAATAGTACCGTCATCATTTTCACGATACATTTCGTAGACAATGTAAATGCTTTTCTTTTCAAGAGGAGTAATTGTATAGTGTGCCATTATTCTTCCCCAGTAAATTCTTCCCCAGTTTCTTCGTTAACAAGTTGTAGTGGACCATAGATCCAATATTCGGTGTCATCATTTACCCAACCTGCTTCTTCAACTGCTGAGTAAGAGTCCTCCTCCCATAGCTCATCAAACTCTTCTACATCGTCATCATTAGCACCGTCACCTGCACGAGTCTCTGCCCAACATCCGTCGTCCATCATGTCAAGCTCCCATTCATATTCGCCACCCCAACCTACTTCGTATCCGTCTGGATTCTTAAGGTCAACATCGGGCTTTTCGTCAGTTTCGCAAAACCAGGTTCCCCAGCGGAAGCCTTCTTCTCGAATAATAGTTTTGCCGTCTTTAGTCCAGTATTGATATTCAACTGCATTTTTCTTATGAAGGTTAGAAATTTTCCATGTTGCCATTATACACAATCTCCTTGAATAGCTTCTATAATTGCCTGATTAACTTTTGGATCTTTTTGATTTTTAAATTCTTTTACATCTTTAATAGCAGATTTTAATGTTTCAGAGTAATTAAGAGCCTGTTGTTCACTCATTGTGATTGTGGTTTCGCATCTTACATAACCCTTAGTCCAAATGGTCCAAGTTAATTTTAATCTTGTAAAGAGACCGTTAATGATATCTTTAACAGCCCAATCAAATTCTTGAAGCCAAACATTATCAATATCGTATCGTTTTTTGATTACTTCAGTCCAATAATCTGTTTTAACAGACACAAATACATTTACATTTACACCGCATTCGTCCGCTTCAACTTCTAGATTATGATCGTGTGACTCTTGTCCGCAGCCACAGACTATTTGATAATATTTAGAATCTCCAAAATCGTTGCGTTTTAATATACCTTCTGCCGGTGTTTGTAATTTCATTATAAGGTCCCAGTATCAAATGTTTTGACATTATGTCTGTTTTCGTACATTGTGTCCATAATTTTAAGATAATTTTCCTCAGACATAATTGTTTTATAAAAACTAAATGCCTGCACAGCCATGACAGCAGCAATTTCTTCTGGTGAGTATTCTTCTAACATAATGTTATTGAAAGCCAAATACTTGCTGTATAGGTCTTCGTGTTTAGATTTTTTTGTCATGTATTCCTTGTTGATAACGATATTCTCTCTTAAGCCACCATTTAAATTTTTGAAAATATTCTTCGTGTGTGTATTTGGGAATGTTAGCCTGAAAATGTTCCTCACAATTTTCATACCATAGTTCTCTGACCCAAGTTCTAAACGAAGAAGTTTTCATATTATGTCCAAAGTGATTGACGGATTTTAATTAGACGAATCATCATTTCTTCGTCCTCTTTCTCATATTGTGCTTCCAGTTTGTGAAGTTTGTCAAGAGCTTTTTTAGATTCGGCTTTTTCTTTTTTGGTATCGTCTTCTGGAAAGAATTCGTCTGGGTGTTTCTGACGACGATTTTCGCAAATAGCTGACCAGCCACTTACATCATAGGGATCTGGACGAGCAGGACGTTCGTACTTCCACCATTTGTAAAGGATTTCAATCTCCGCAGCAGCAAGTGCCTGCGAGGTAGGTACAGCTTCGTGCTTTTTATCTTCGTCTAGGAAATCCGCATTGGTTAAAGTTTTTGCCCAAGCGCAGTAGGCCATTGCTGCTTCTTCAGAACGCCAGTTACGATACCAACGACGCCACCAAGGGTAAGAATACTTCTTACGAGCTTCGTCGTCCCAAACGCAGAAATTCCACGCTAGTTCGATTTCAACGAAGTCAACAAGTTCGTTAAAAAGGCATGGCAGGAATCGATTCCCAACATCGCACCAAGTGCCACGCTTGATATCGCTAGGGCTAGCAGAAAGACAATGAGTGCGAGTAACCCAACGATTATTAATATAATATCTAACATCATTGATCCTATCAGGTATAAACATCCAAACGTCTTGGATGTGGTCAAGGCCCTCTTCGGCTAGCCAATAACGGAAAGGATGCTTTTCTTTAGAAGCACGTTTCCATTGCGCCCAGCCTTTAGAAGTTTCGGCGGTCGGCTTAGATGAACCGCGAAGCCAATCTGCAAATTTTGTACAAGTCCAATAATTTCTCATAATAGTTTTTCTCTGTAGAACACTTTAATTATACAAGAAATTAAAAAACCCGTCAAGATGATTCAATTTTGCCCCATTTAATTTTTAGCCAAATTCGTTCGTGTATGTAATAATCAATACTTAAAAGTATGTGTAGAGCTGTTGCAAAACCAGTTGCACTTCCAATATCTCCTGTGAACAGATATGTCCAAAATATTGTGAACAACCAAGCAGTTAGTCTGTAACTAACCATTCTTGCGATAGTCCGTTGGTGTGTTTCCATTAAATTTTCCTTTGATATCCTGCCAAATTAAGCATGATCGAATACTGCTCGTAGGCTTTTTGGACAGCAGGATTGGTATGCCGATAGTGTGCTTCTTCTCTTTCTTTGTCCATTAAAGTTTGGAACATATCGATCTCTCCTTTAGAATGGTTGTGCCACCTAAAGAAACGTTTTTCTAATTCTATAAGAGTGCGGAGTCTACCTTCTGGTATTTCTAAAGTAATGACTTTTTCAGTTTCGTATTCTACAACATCATTTCGGATGATGTCAGCACGTTCTGGTTCTGTAAAAAATCTAGGAGGATGATATCGTGCCCTACGCTTTTGATCGTTTAGGACACGAACCTCATAATTTTGACAGAATGCATTAACAAGATCGTTATCCATTTTGTACTAAACTCTCACTCATTGGAAAGATTGCAGCAATGGCCTTAGCACAGGCCACAGCAACTTCTTGATGCTCTTTCTGTGTCCCGTTTGCTGACCTAAGTTCAATAAAATGAATCCAAGAACGAAGTGTTCCGTTCATATACAATCTACTTTCAATTAGGCCTTCTGGTAAAACAGCACGAGCTTGCTCTTTAGCAATGCCGTTTTCAATAGCAAAGTTGTAGGCCTCTAAGGCAGCAAGTTTAACACGAGTCTGTGCTTTCTCCCATTCTTGTGTTAGTCTTCGAGCTTCCGGATTATCCTGTACAAGTTCTATACTATTTTGTCTATTTTTGGGATCTTGGAGTCTTGGTTCTCTAAGTACAAAGCTGAGATCCTTTGTTGGGTCAGCGTAACGCTGACTGAACTCTTGGAAACTAAAACTTCTGTGACGTAAGATTTGCCGTGCAATATCTCGTGTTGTCGTAATCTCCATGCAAGCTGATACCATTTCGAGAGGACTCCAGTGTGCGTGTCTAACGAGATACTTGATAAGTTTTTCACTTGTGTCTGTGTTGAGCTGATTGCTTGGGTTTGAGACTCTGGCACAATAGGCGATGAGTTCTTGTGCATCGTCGATTCCCTTGTCGGCAAAATCGGCAGTTGGTTGTGAATAGGAGACGAGCTTAACATCCATTTATTTTTCCTTTAAATTGCTAGATTAAAATTGATAGCACATCGGGGACCGTTTTTAGGAATGCCGCCACCGTGCTTATGATTACCATCGAATAATACAACTCTACCTTTCTTAGGTGTTACACGTTGAACAACATTATTATTGTTATCAAAGAATACGGTATCCCCGTCGCTGTCATTAACGTAGTATAACACAACTAAGTGAGGATAGGGCAAGTCTGTATGAGGGTCATAGTATTCTTTATTAGTTTTATACGGCATTAAAACAAAAATCCGTCCAACTAATATATCTTTAAATTGAATATTTTCTTTTGCAAATACCAGCTGAGGAATTAATCCAAAGTTTGGCAGATGTGTCGAAATAGTGTTTGATGATTTAAGAACATGAACAAAACTAAGCGGAGCGAAAGATTCTTCTCTTGCGGTAAGTTCATATTTGCATTTTAGGTCTACTATCGGATGCATCATTTTATCTCCGCTGAGACCTAAAATACTTAATTCAAAGTAATCCTGAAGGTGTTCAGGAATTACATCATCTAATACTTTTATCAATTTTGATCTTCTTCCGGTTCATCAAAACATAAACTTTCTAGAGTTTTATAATGTTCGTATGCCTTTTTCAAAGCTGCAAACTTTTCAAGTTTTTTTGGATCTGGAACAAGGATTGATAATCTATCTTCCATTCTTTTTAAAAACTCTTTTAGGCTTACATCACCTAATTTAATGTCTGCTTCTTTATCTAATTGTATTCCGTTTCCATCAAAGTTAACCCTAGGAGGCGAAACATTTAGCGTACCATAACACGTTGAACCTGTGTTCATAGTATAACAAGATCCAGTCCAGGTATTGGTATATGATATACCACTAGTACTTGGCAAAGTTATTGTGGTGATCGGGGCTGTTGTTAACGAATCTAAAGAAGAAATTGTTATAGTGTCAGTGCCGCTATAAGATAAATCATAGATTGATTGAGCAGCACCAACAGCGCCGGGATCTAAAACAACATCTTCGGATATACTTTCTATTTCTTCCGAGCTAATTGCTTTAAGTTGATCGGCGGTTAACATGTTATTTTCCTTTAGCTTCTTTACGAGCGTTCTTTTCCTCTGTAATTTCTCCACGACGTGCTTTGACTAATTTAGCAACTTCTTGTAATGCTTTACGTGCTCTTGTTCCTGCTGCACCGTTACCTGATGTAAATTTTGCATCTTCTGCTAAGAATGCTTCGAATTGAGCTTTTAATTGTTCTACGGTATTTGACATATTATATTTTTCCTTATATTGGTGTGGTCGGTAGGTTTCGAACCTACAAGAACTGCGGGCTACGCCCATCGTCCCGGCCCCTTTCCAAACTATGGGTTTGGCGGGAGGTCTGCCATATTCCACTCACGACCACATACTTATTATATACTCGCAATGCGCCTAGAACAACTGATTGTGGCTTAAATATGTTCAGTTTATGAATATCAATTTTCAAGAAATACCATTTCAAAATATAACAAGGTTTGGACAACGAACTATGTTGTCCGATAATTTATTTTCCGTTAGTTGGATTCTAGGAAGGTTTTGCAATTACAAATGTAGTTACTGCTGGCCTTATGCTAGATCGGATAAGTTAGACTATCAAGAGTTTAAGGTTTACACAAATGCTATCGATGAAATAAAAAGACAGGCAAGAAAAAATGGTTTTGATAAGTTTCATTGGTCGTTCAGCGGTGGGGAACCCACCGCATATAAGCAACTTTTAGATTTGGTAAAATATATTGATGACGGTCCGGGGACACCTTATCAGAGTGTTCATATGACTACAAATTTAAGTCCGGGTAGCAAATGGTGGAAAACTTGGTGCTCCAATACCGAAATGCTTCAACGGAGAAGTATTACGGCAAGTTATCACGCTGAATTTGCCAAAGAACAAGAGTTTGGAGACAAATGTCTACAATTAATGTATGAACTAGTTCATGTTACCGTTAATCAAGTAATGGTACCGGAGAATTTTTTTGAGCTATATGAGAGGTGTGAAAGATTACATAACAGAGGTATTAATGTAACTCTAAAACCTCAAAGTGATCCTACCGCTAGCCATGTTGTTGACGGATATACTGAAGAAATGATTCACCTTATGCAAACAGGATTCCCTCAACGTGCCAACGGTGAAGATGTTTATCAGATAGCATTATATGATGCAGACGGAAAAGAATATCTTTTTGATCAAGCAGAACGGTTTAATGCGTTTGGATTTAATAAATTTCAAGGATGGAATTGTAATGCAGGATATCAAAGTGTTATAATAAGAGGTAATGAAGTCAAAAGAAGTTATAGTTGCCACGATGCTCCGTTGGGAACATTAACAGATGGCTTTGAACTTATTACTAAACCTAGAGTTTGTGTAACTCCTACGTGTGTTAGTTCGGCAGATAGTAAGATACCAAAACAAAAATTATGAATTTAGTATCTATAGATAACAATTGGCGAGATGAAGTCTTAAACATAGACTTGAATCTTGGCAATTATTGTAATTACAAGTGTTGGTACTGCTGGCCAGACTCAAATGCAGGCACATATAAATTTCCTAACATAGAAGTGATAAAGAAAAATATGTCTCATTTCTTAAATCATTATCTAAAGAACACAAATAAAAAAGTTTTTGATATACATTTCTGTGGAGGGGAGCCCACCCATTGGAAAGACTTACCAGAGTTTGTTAAGTTTTTAAAAGAAAATTTTAATTGTCTAATTTCAATGACCTCCAACGGTTCGAAAAAAATTGAATGGTGGAAAAATAATGCTAGATATTTTGATAGAATTCATATGAGCTGTCATCGAGAATATGTAGACATAGAACAATATAGAGATTTATGTGATTATCTGTATGATCAAAAAGTAGTTGTAAGCGTATCAGTTATGATGGATCCTACTGCGTGGGATCAATGTGTTGGGATGGTTGAATATCTTAAACGTAGTCGTAGAAAATGGACTATTCGTTATGTTGAGCTTATTGGAAAAACAATAGACTATACTGCTGATCAAAAAAAATTATTGTCTAAACACAGAGCAAGGCGAGTAAGTCTATGGTTCTTTTGGCGTAATAACAAATATTATCGAAGCATAGTAACCGCCAAAGACAATACAGGTAAAAAATATAGATTAGAAGAAAACGAAATTTTATTAAAACGATTAAACAACTTCTATGGATGGGAATGTAGTTTAGGAATTAATTGGGTTCATATCTCAATGGCAGGAGATATCACCGGAACTTGTAATCAATTTTTGTACGGAAATGATTTTCATTACAATTTATACGACTTAGATTTTGATAAAAAGTTTAATCCAATAGTACAATCAGTAATATGTGCCAAAACTTCTTGCGTATGTAATATAGAAACAAATATGCCAAAGAAAAAAATAAACAATACTAATAAAGTGATACCAATTTATGAAAATTGATCTAGAACATTTACACTACTGGATGTGTGCTATTCGTGAAAGCGAAAATCCTATGAGGACTCTTGATGCGTTCTGGTCAGGACAATTAAAAAGCAAAGAATGGTTAATAGAAAATCTAGTCTATTACATCTATCCTGAGCGTAATAAAGAATTAGACTTTCCTCTTTCTGTGGATATTCACGGTGGATGGGTTGGTGTACTATCAAGTATGCTGTTTCAAAGTGCTATTCCTATTAAAAATATTCGTAGCATTGATATAGATCCTAGTTGTGAATCTATTGCTACTATGATGAATAAAAAAGAAGAGATAGAAGGGCGTTTCAGAGCAGTCACAGCAGATATGTGCGCCATACGCAGTGACGCCGACATTATCATAAACACCAGCTGCGAACATATTACACAAGATCAATACGACCTATGGTTAAGTGGTCATCCTCAGGATAGTTTATTAGTTCTTCAAAGTAATAATTATGACATTCCAGAACACATTCGAATTGCCAAAGATCTAGAAAACTTCAAACAACAATGCGGAATTAATGTATTGTGGGC